TCTACAGTCTGTGGTGGAGCGACATCTACGCGAAAAACAAGTATATCGCATTGACCATTATCTTGGCAAAGATACTGTTAATAACATACTTGCTACTCGGTTTAGTAATATTCTGTTGGAACCACTTTGGAATCGTCAGTACATAGAAGAGGTTCAAATCTTTGCAACTGAAACTATTGGTTGTGAAGGACGTGCTCAATATTATGAGACTGCTGGTGCTGTAAGAGATATGCTACAAAATCATATCTTACAAGTGCTTGCATTGATTGCTATGGAAGCACCCTGTCGCATGAATGCTAGGGAACTCAGACGTGAGAAGACAAAAGTGCTTGCCGCGACTAGTCTAGGTACAAATCTAATTTTAGGACAATACGATGGCTACCGTAACGAAGAGGGCGTTGATCCTAGGAGTCACACTCCTACCTATTTTGCTGGCACTCTATTCATCAATAACTGGCGTTGGGAGGGAGTTCCTTTTAACGTCATGACAGGAAAGAATATGCCCTACCAATGCGTAGAGGTAGTAATTAAACTCAAGGCACCACCACTAAAACTCTATGAGGGAGAAGTTAACGATCGTATTGTCATGCGTCTTCAGCCTAATCCTCATCTTGATATCCGTATGGACATTAAATCTCCTGGGCTTAATGATGATCTTGAACTCGCTACACTCACCCACGACTATCCACAAGACAGAGCAATAGATGGATATGAAAAATTACTTTTTGATGCCATTAATGGTGATCAGTCACATTTTGTTCATGCAGAAGAAGTAATGGAATCGTGGAGGATCGTAGATGATCTTCTATGCACTGGTGACAAATGTCCAGTTCGCACAGTTCCTTTTCTATACATGCCTGGTAACTGGGGACCATCACACAAGACTCAGTTTATAACAGATTGGGATTATCCAGCATGAAATTTGAACTTACAATGGAAGATTTTACAATCATTCAAAATGCATTACACTACTATAAAAAAGTAGATAAGAGAGGAAATTTTCAACAATACAATAAAGAACGTATTAATAACTTGAGAGATAAATTATCACATCAAATTTTTAGTTCAGAAGAATGACACACATACAATTGTTTGTCCGTCATACAATGCAAACCCCTTGGTGCTTAGGCGTCATGGGGTTTCTTTTGGTGTTTGTTCCTATATTAGGAATGTGGGCAGTCCATAAATACGGTTGGGAACACTGGGAACCTTTTAGTCGTGAATCTCATACTAAGACCTCTAAATGATGTTAATGATGTTACATGGAGTATCGTCATTAGTTTGATCCTATTGCTTGCTGGTGTTGGTTATTACATATACACCATTATGCAAATGGCATTTAAAGAACTGGAGGAAGATGGAAAGTAAAGACGAGTGGGGATGTCAGTTAGATTTGAATATTGATGACATTCGTGCGTTGTATTCAGTAATTGATTATGCATATCAAACGTGGCCAGGTTCTCCTGCAAGACCTGCAGAAGAGCAGGAGTATCTGAGATACATGAAAAGACAATTATTTGCGATGATAGCTGACTACACCTTTACACACGTAGAATAAATCTTAGCTATTCTTTACACTATTTTTTACTACATAGCGGTATAATATAATTGTAGCTGAGTGTAACAACTATGCTTGGACTTTACCTCGTAATCGCAATCGTTATTCTCTGTATAGCATATGCAGGCGTAGAAGAAACGATGCGATTGTTTGCGTATCTAGATCTTCAGTTGCGATATACATGGGTTAGGTTTAGGATGTATCTTATGCGTCGTAAGTTGGAACAACAACTTATTAAAGACCTACCCGAATACAACAAACTCATTAAGGAACTCAAAAAAGATGACCGAGGAGAATAGGGAACTGTCAGACCTTAAATTAGACAGAAAAGAATGTGAAAAATGTGGAGCTCAATGGATTAATGGAGTCCATGTTTTTCGTGGTACTGGTAACCAGTATACCGATAGCGAACTAGATCTTGCGGGATTAGTTTGCAACAACTACGGAAACCACCAATGTATCAATCCAAAGAAAGGAGCAAAAGGTGGTCAGACCTGGGAATATAGGTCTGGATATATTGATGGAATGATTGAAGAGAAGAAGAAAACTATGGAAGAAATGCGAGACAAATTTGGCGACCTCTAAATACTAGTGGTGAACTAATGTTTTATTGTGTCAAGTAATGATGTCTACTTGGGGAACCCGAACCTGAAAAAGGCGGGAACCCCAATGCAATTTACGCAAGAACAGATCAACGAATGGATCAAGTGTAAGAATGATCCGATCTACTTTGCGATGAATTATATCAAGATCATCTCGCTAGATGAGGGTTTGGTTCCCTTTAGCATGTATGATTTTCAGAAAGAAATTTTAAGAGACTTTCATGAAAACAGATTCAACATTGCGAAACTTCCTAGACAGACTGGTAAGTCAACTACGGTCGTCGCCTATCTATTATACTATGCTATCTTTTACGATAGTGTTAATATTGGTATCCTTGCTAACAAAGCTTCCACCGCTAGGGAGCTACTAGGAAGGTTACAACTTGCTTATGAGAACTTGCCCAAATGGATGCAGCATGGTATCCTAGTGTGGAATAAAGGTAATGTTGAACTTGAAAACGGATCAAAGATTCTGGCTGCTTCTACGTCTGCAAGTGCTGTCCGAGGTATGTCCTTTAATATCCTCTTTCTTGACGAGTTCGCGTTCGTCCCGAATCACGTTGCTGAGCAATTCTTTGCCTCTGTTTATCCTACTATTACGTCTGGTAAATCAACCAAGGTAATCATTATCTCCACGCCTAATGGCATGAATCACTTCTACAAGATGTGGGAGGATGCTAGGAGAGGCAAAAATGATTATGTTACAAACGAAGTACATTGGTCTCAAGTTCCTGGTAGAGATGCTAAATGGAAAGAAGAGACAATTAAGAACACATCACCAAGACAGTTCGCACAAGAATTTGAGTGTGACTTCCTTGGTTCTGCTGACACGTTGATTAGTCCAGCAAAACTTCAAAACATTCCTTTCCATGATCCTATAAAGAGCAATGCAGGGCTTGATGTATATAAGAGAGCAGAGAAAGATCACGAATATATTATTACTGTTGATGTTGCCAGAGGAATTGGCGGCGACTATAGTGCTTTCATCGTGTTTGATATCACCACGATGCCGTATCAGATCGTTGCAAAGTACAGAAATAATGAGATTAAACCTGTTTTGTTTCCATCCGTCATCTTCCAAGTAGCGAAGGAATACAACAATCCATACATTCTGGTAGAGGTCAATGATATTGGGGATAGTATTGCTGCTACTCTTAACTACGACTTGGAATATCCTAACGTGCTTATGTGCGCTATGCGTGGTAGAGCAGGACAAGTCGTCGGACAAGGATTCTCAGGATCAAAAACACAACTAGGTGTTAAGATGAGCGTGACCGTGAAGAAGATTGGTTGCTCAAATCTTAAAGCAATTATTGAAGAAGACAAGTTGTTGTTCAATGACTTCCAGATCTTCCAAGAACTTACCACGTTTGTGCAAAAGAAACAAGCATGGGAAGCAGACGAAGGTTATCATGATGACCTTGTAATGTGTATGGTATTATTTGCATGGTTAGTCATGCAGGAATACTTTAAGGAGATGACTGACCAAGATATCAGAAGGAGAATTTATGATGAACAAAGAAATCAGATTGAGCAAGACATGGCTCCTTTTGGGTTTATTGACGATGGTATGGGCGACGATACCTTTGTTGATGCAGATGGCGATCTGTGGGCATACGGAGACAAGCAAGAAGAAGTCGGTTATATGTGGAACTACTGATGGATATTGGGGATCAGTTCAGTCTGGAACACCTTCTTTTCAAAGAAAGGAAGTGCAGGTCATGTGCAAAGACTAAGAATCTGATTGAAGATTTTTATGTAACTAGAAAATCTAAGAGAGGATTACCGTCAGCATATTCATATGAATGTAAGGATTGTACAATCAAGAGAATTCTAAATAATAGAAAGGGGAAGCAACCACTGTCTGATTGGCAGTATCCAGACTGGTAGGTTGTTCATGCATTGTTTCCCCTCTTGAGCAATAGGAATTTCTAAATACTTTTAGATAAATTTGATATCTAAGAGGTAAAAAAATGGCAAGTCAAGTCTCGCCTGGTGTTGTTATTAGAGAACGTGATTTATCCAATGCTGTTGTTGTAGGTTCTAGCGCACTTCGTGCTGCTATCGCCTCTACATTTGCAAAAGGACCCGTAGGCAAAATCGTAAACATTTCTTCCGAAAGACAACTTATTGACACTTTCGGCGCACCAGTTGAGGCTAATGCAGCAGACTGGTTAGTAGCATCTGAGTTCCTCCGTTACGGTGGACAACTAGCAGTCGTTCGTGCTGCAACAGCTGACGTAGACAACGCTACTCTATCTGGCACTGGCGTTCTTATCGCATCCAAAGAAGCATTTGATGCTGGTGTTGGTAGTGGCGAAAAGTTTGCTGCAAGAGATGCAGGTACTGCAGGTAACAACCTTCGCGTTGTTATCGTAGACCGTGGTGCTGATTACACTGTCACCAAGACTGGTCACGGTCTTTCTGTTGGTGGTACATACACCGATGGTGGATCTGTAGGTCACGAAGTTGTAGAAGTTGTTGATGCTAACACAATCAGAATTATTGAAGGTTCTGCTGCTCCTACTGCTGGTGGATCTGGTGATACTATTACTGCATTCACAGCATCTGATTGGAACGCACAAACAATTGCTTCCACAGGTCTAACTTACAAGGCAATTGGTCCTCGTCCTGGCACTTCTGCTTTTGCATCAGAGCGTTATCTTTCCCATGATGAAGTTCATGTTGCTGTTATTGACGAGAGCACAAATACAATTGTTGAGAGACTAACCTATCTCTCTAAACTCATTGACGCTAAGTCTCCAGAGGGTGCTTCCATCTATTGGAAAGACTATGTTAATGAGTATTCTGGTTACATCTATGCAACTTTCCTAACTGCCGCTGAAGTCACAACTGCTGGTGAAGATCCTGGCGCTACTGCTGCATCGTACGGTGCTACTGCTGCTGCTCCACTAGAACTCGCAAGAATTCTACCTACTGCAGGTGGTGCTCTATCTGGTGGTCAAGATGACTACGCATACAGTGCTGGCGAAATCCAAACAGCATATGATCTATTCCTAGACACAGAAGAAACGACTATTGATTTCGTTCTCATGGGTGGTGACGGTGTTAACGAGACTGAGACTCGTAACAAAGCATCTTATGTTGCTGCAGTTGCAAACAGCAGAAAGGATTGCATCGCATTCATTTCTCCTTGGACTGGTGATCAGGTTGCTACTTCTGGTGGCGCTGGTCTCACTCCTGCAGCTCAACTTGCAAACACTATAGAGTTCATGGATACAATTGCATCCAGTTCTTATGTTGTTAAGTCTAGCGGAATCAAGTATGTCTATGACCGCTTTAACGATAAGTATCGTTATGTTGGTTGTAACGGTGACGTTGCTGGTCTATGTGTTTCCACTTCTGCAATCTTAGATGATTGGTTCTCTCCTGCAGGCACCAACCGTGGTGGTCTACAGAACGTTGTAAAACTCGCTTTCAATCCTAACAAGGCACAGAGAGACGATCTTTACACCTCCGCAATTAACCCAATTGTTTCTTTCCCTGGTGCTGGTCCTATCCTATTTGGTGACAAGACCGCACTTGCATCTCCTTCTGCGTTTGACAGAATTAACGTTCGTCGTCTTTTCCTCAATGTAGAGAAGAGAGCAAAGAGACTTGCTGAGGGTGTACTCTTTGAGCAGAATGATACAACTACACGTTCTAACTTCTCTGCTTCTATCAATTCTTACTTGTCTGAAGTTCAAGCACGTAGAGGTCTAACCGACTTCTTAGTTGTTTGTGATGAGAGCAACAACACTCCTGAAGTTATTGACAGAAACGAGTTTGTTGCTGAACTCTACCTCAAGCCTACACGCTCTATCAACTATGTAACAGTTACTGTAACTGCTACTAGAACGGGCGTCTCGTTCGCTGAAGTCGTCGGTAGATAATTAATAGTATAACGAGAAAAAATTACGAGGTAAAAACAAATGGCATCTTCAAACGTAAGTACGTTTCTACAGAGAATTGGTCAGGGTGTAAAACCCAATATGTTCCTAGTGGACGTACAGTTTCCAAGCACTCTGCAACACACAGAAGACCAAGAACTTATCAATGTTCTTTGTAAATCTGCTGCACTCCCAGGTTCTAACCTGGGTGTAATTGAAGTTCCTTTCCGTGGAAGAACAGTCAAGATCGCTGGTGATCGCACCTTTGATACCTGGACTGCAACCTTCTTCAATGATAAGGACTTCAAACTACGCTCCTTCTTTGAGCAGTGGGCAAACAGCATCAATACCCATGATGATAACACCGCTCCACTATTCAGACCAAGCAATGATGGTTACATGGCTAGCCTCTTTGTTAAGCAACTAGAGAAGGATGCTAGTGCAGAAGGTGCAGTTCTAAGAACTTACCAATTGCATCACTGCTTCCCAACTAACGTTTCTCCAATTGATCTTGCTTATGATAGCAATGATCAGATTGAAGAGTTCACTGTTGAGTGGCAGTATTCTTTCTTTACTGCAGAAGGTGGTTCTCGCGCTGGTGTTTCTGGCATTGGCGTAGCTTGATAAATAGTTGGAAGCACACATTGATTAAGTAATCATGAGTCAGTTATTTGGCTTCCAAATTAATCGCAAGGAGGGTCAGAAGGGTCAGTCCCCTGTCCCTCCTAATGCTGATGAGGCAATTGCTGTAGCAGCAGGCGGATATTATGGAACGTATGTAGATACGGATAATCAAGCTCGTAATGAGTTTGAAATGATCCGTCGTTATCGTGATATGGCACTACATCCTGAGGTAGATAGTGCAGTTGACGAAGTGGTCAACGAATTCATTGTGAGTGATTCTCATGATACTCCCGTAGAAGTCAATCTAGATAATCTAGATGTTGGAATGGGAGTTAAGAAAAAAATTCGTGATGAGTTTGAGTACATTAAACGTTTGTTGAACTTTGACAATCGTGCTCATGAGATTGTCAGATCTTGGTATATTGATGGAAGATTATTTTATCATAAGGTCATTGACCTAGACAATCCAAAGAAAGGTATTACGGAACTTCGTTACATTGATCCAATGAAGATCAAGAAGGTCCGTCAAAAAATTGACAATAAACCGAAAGATGCTCTAGCACGCCAGGCAAT